TCAATCTATAAATCAGATAAAATAACATTGACTGATTTATGGAAAAGAAAAGATAAATTTGAACAATACCCACTTTTAAGAATATCGGCTGAAGATGATTTACGTATTAAAAGAAATCCTATTAAAATATTTTCAGGCTCTATTTTAGGACAACTCCCATACTTATCTATAATCAGTATAAATAACATTTTAGGCTTATTTATGTTTACTGAATATACTTATGATTTTAGAACTAAGAAAATTAACGCTAAATTGACACAGTTTTATAATGATGAGTTAGGTGATATTGATTATTTAATTACTTATGATTATGGAAATAACACGATTAAGCCAACTATAAAGGGGTAATTTTTATTTAGATTAATTAAAAATAATTTATATCTTTGAAATATGGAATTTACAAACGGAGAAGATAGGATTTTATATGTAAAAGTGCAAGGTTCTTGGCTTCCTGTAGGTTGTTTAATTGGCAATACCTTGTCTGAAAGTGCTGAAATGTTACCAACAACAACAAGGGATAATGACGGTTGGTCAACTTCAAGACCTGTAAATCAATCTTATTCTATTGGTTTTAATGGATTGCAAGTAAATTCAACAGTCGATGGAGGAGATTTTAATGAAGCTAGTTATGACCGTTTAAAGATATTAAAAAGAAATAAAATTCTTTTGGATTGGAAAATACAAGGAATTGTGTTCCCTATTGTAGATTACGGAAAATGCTATATTAATGAACTTTCTGAAACTTCAAACGTAGATGAATTTTTAAGTTTTAGCGGTTCAATGGTTGGTTTTGGTATGCCAAAGACTACAACTTTAGGAGAAACTGTTTTAAACAATGGAGACCCTAATGTTATTTTGACCACGAATCCAGATGATAATTTAATTATAAAAACAAAATAATGGCTATTAATCCAGCAGAAATAACTACAATTAGAACGGGTGAATTAACACCTGCAACGCCTACTTTGTCTAGTATAATAGCGCATGAATTGACTGACGAACTTTTTAAATGTACTGTTCAAGATTTAGTTGATTTATTAAGTTTAAACGTTGGTACTTTGCAATATGAGGTTAAAACTTTATACGTTGACCAGGAATATATTGACACTAATTTTGATGCAACTGGATTAGGCAGATTATTATGTGATGGGTTTGCAATATGCAACGGTAATAATGGCACCGTTCCATTTACGGGATTGGTTGAGGTTGCTTGTGATATGGATGCTTTACAAACTTATTCTATAGGTAATACAGATGGAGCTGTTACTCATACTTTAATAGAAGATGAAATGCCAATTCATAATCATAAGTTTGATGTTCAAAATATAGGCTCGGGCTCTATTGGTAACAAAATTCAAGGAACTAATACAGTGCAATCTCCAACTCAAACAAGTACAACTACAGCCGGCAGTGGTCAACCACATAACAATATGCAACCTTATATTTGTGTTTTAAAAATAATGAAATTATGATAGATCCAAATGCAATTAGTACTATAAGAGTTGAACAATTAGCTTCAGCTCCTTTTAGTTTAACCGATAATATACCGCACGAAGTTTCAGGGGTTTTAAAAAAAGGAACAATTCAATCATTAAGTGATTTTATTGCTTCTGTTTTAGGGACTTCGGAGGCGGTTGGTTATTATCCTTTAGCAGTTGTTGACGGTCAACAATTGCCAGAAGTGCCAGAAAATCCAAGTTTCTTTTTATGTGGAAAAGGTACTTTTTTAAATATTAACGGTTTTGATGATTTAGTTTGTTCAGAGGAATTGAACGTTATAATGTCGCTTTCTGACCATTGGGAAATAGCTGTTCAAATACCGATTGATGTAGACCCTGTGGAGATTGGAATTTCGCAAACAATTAATTCAGGAGTTACTAATTTTGCACCTAGTGAAGATGCTGTTTTCAATGCTTTACATCAATTTTTAAATACAGTCGGGTCGTTTCATTATGCCGATTTAGCAAGTCAAACAACTCCTTTAACGGTTGTTGCAAACGTTCCTTTAAAATTATTGAACGATGCAGAAGGAACGCAAACAAACGTTTCCAATGCTCCTTATGGAGTTAGTGTTGTTTGGGACGAAACAAACAATCAAATTGATTTATCTGCTTTATCAGTTGGGGATTTGGTACATTTAAGAATTGACACTAATTTAACAACAGGAACGGCAAATCAAACATATCGTTTTTATGCAAATATGGCTATTGGTAGCGGTAATGAATGGACACTTGACCTTATGGATTCTCAAAAGAAAACAAGCGGATTAGTTCATTCAAATGCGGAAGTTTCATTTGATATAGCCAACGAAGACACGAGAGATTTCCCTGCTGAGATTTATGTGGTTTCAGACGGGGGAGGAACAATTAAAATAAACGGTTGGTATTTTGAAGTTATTAGAAAAAATATTAATATAGTAAATTTTATTACCGATGAAGCACCTATTGACGGGCTTGTTTACGGTAGAAAAGATGCAGGATGGGAAGAAATAATAAGTGCAAGTGCAACCATAGTAACCAAAACAAAAGCAGAAATAGACACATTAATATCAGGCAATGATTTAGTGCCTTTAACTGTATATGAAATAACAGGAGTTGATACTGCCTTATATGGAGGTAGTACAATCTATTTACAAGCTATCAATGATAACATTTTAGCGACAGATGGTTATGGTAAGTTTTTCAATCCTAAATATAATCAGGCTGTATCAGGCTTTGAAGTTTGGACAAGCGCAGGGACTTACTCTATTGGTGATAAAGTTCATTGGGGAGGTAAGACTTGGGAGAACGTAGCTGGAAATGTTGGGGCTTCAACTGATTTATTTACTTTAGATGCTGAATGGAGTGTTATTGCATTCAATGATACTGACTATAATGTAGCTTATGATTTGATTAAATATGATTATGTTAATGATAATATTGTTTATAGAAATGAACTAAATAGTAATATCGTAAGTACTAATTATGACGAGATTAATTGGAATATCGGTATAAATCCAATTAAGGCTTTTATGTGGGGAAATATTTTTGATTATGCTGTTTCAAAAGGAATAGGGAATCAAATAATAAATAATTCTTACAATGAAAATATTAATTTTAGAGGTTCATTTCAAATATATTTAACTTTTAATAATGGTTCTTATCAACAGAATATAACTTTTGATAATGCTTCATATCAACAATATTTAACTTTTGATCATTCAGGTCAAGATATTTTAACTTTTGATAATGCTTCATATCAACAATATTTAACTTTTGATAATAATTCATATCAACAATATTTAACTTTTGATAATGCTTCATATCAACAATATTTAACTTTTGATCATTCAGGTCAACAGAATATAACTTTTGATAATGCTTCATATCAACAATATTTAACTTTTGATAATAATTCATATCAATATAATTTAACTTTTGATAATAATTCATATCAATCAAGTTTAACTTTTTATAATACTTCAGGTCAATATAATTTAACTTTTGATAATGGTTCATATCAATATAATTTAACTTTTGATAATACTTCAGGTCAATATAATTTAACTTTTGATAATGGTTCTAATCAATCAAATTTAACTTTTTATAATACTTCAGGTCAACATATTTTAACTTTTGATAATGGTTCATATCAATATAATTTAACTTTTGATAATACTTCAGGTCAATATAATTTAACTTTTGATAATGGTTCTAATCAATCAAATTTAACTTTTGATAATGGTTCATCACAATATTATTTAACGGAAATAACAGGTTTACTTCAAAGTAAATTATCATTCAACAACTATCAATTTGGTAGAACATCAGACCCATTAATAGCTAATGAAATAGGATTGATGTTCAAGGGAACATTACCAACTTCTACAACGGCTACTAAAATGATAGTAGCAGAAGATGGACAGTGGAAGGAAATGGATGTTCCAACAACAACAATTGCAGGTTCATTTTCAGCAACAGGAACAGCCACAACAACTTTTACAGTAACAATAGGAACAACCCAAGCGGATGCTTTATATAAAGTAACTGCAACACCTTCAAACGTATTATCAGCCGTTATGTTTTACATAAACAACAAAACAACAACGACTTTTGACGTTGTGTTTGTAACAGGATTAACAGGTGCGGTTGCTTTTGATTGGATTTTAAAACCTTAATAAAATAATAAAATGGCAAATTTAATAGCGGACCACATAAAAGGCGATACTTGGGATGGGTTCAAGTTCAAAATAGAAGATGAAACGGAAATAGACAGTGACGTTTATGAGCCTAGAGATTTATCGGGATGTGAAATTATAGCGCAATTTAGAACCAATCCAAACGGTTCAGTTATATTTGAGTTTAAGACTGATGACGATACTATAACTATTCCAACGCCTGAAAATGGGGAGTTTATTTTGATGCCTAGAATAATTAATGTTTCTGCTATGACGTATGTATTTGATGTGCAAATAACATACCCTAGTGGCGTTGTTGAATCGTTTGACCCAGATTATTTTAAAATCATTCAAGATATTTCAAGATGAGAATAACCGCTACACAAATAGTAAAAAATGTAAATCTAACTACAACGCAAGACGTAATTAGACGAATTATCACGGTTGCGCCATTGGGTGAACGAGGTTTCGGAGTGCCTAGCGGTGGAACGACAGGGCAAGTATTGGCCAAGAAAACAGGCACTAACTATGATACCGAATGGGTTGAACAAACGGGAGGTGGGGGAGGAATTTCAGATGCTCCAAACAATGCCAATGCTTATGTTAGAAGTGGCTTAGCGTGGGTTATTGGCTATACTAAGACTGCTATTGATGCTTTGATTAGCGGTTTCCAAACGGCAGGTCAAGTTCAAGCTATTGCAGACGGTAAGGTTTCAGATACCGCTTATGATGAGGGTACATGGAATGGTGTTACAACTATTGCACCTTCTAAAAATGCGGTTAGGGATAAAATAGAAACTCTCGATAGTTCGGTAATGCATTTAGCAGGAAATGAAACTATTACAGGAGTTAAGACTTTTGGAACGAATATAAAATTATCAGTTCCTTATGATTCTGTTCCTACAATACCAGGAATAACTGCCGATGGTAAATTAGAAGTACTATACACAGGAACACATCCAAATCAAACAGAAATATCTTATGTAAAAGGTGTTACAAGTGCTATTCAAACTCAATTGAACGCAAAACAAGCGACTTTAACTGAAACTATTTTCGGAACGTTTATCAATGGATTGACCGCTAAAAATACGTTAGTAGATGCAGACGAAGTTGTATCAGACGATAGTGCGGACAGTTCTAAAGCTAAAAAAACAAGTTGGCTAAATGTTTGGACAAATTATTTAAAACCTAAAGCCGATGCTCTTTATCAAGCTATTTTAGTTTCAGGCACAAATATCAAAACTATTAATGGTAGTAGTGTTTTGGGTAGTGGCAATTTGACTGTAACTGGTTCAACACCTTCGCAATCTGCTTATACAATATTAGCTAATAATACTGCTTCAAGTGCAGTACCAACTGAGCAAGTTTATAAAGATGTAGCAGAACAGTCTTTATCAGGAACTGGATTTTCAGCAACAGGAGGAACGTTGCCAGGAGGAACGCAAACACATTCTTATAGATGGTCTCAAATTGGAAAATTGGTAACTGTTAGGATAAATCTAAATTTTACAACTACTGGTAGTTGCTCAGGTATTGCAATACCATTTGCTAATTTACCTGATATACCACAAACACCACAACACCCATCTATTTATAATGCAGCTGGAGATATAATAACTTTTGGACCAGGAAGTTTAGGTTTTGGAAAGTTAGTGCCTGCATTTACTCCTGCTAATGGCACATCAGGTATAAGAATAAATTTAGCACTTACAGGTTACGAATTTTTTGTTGGTAGAGGTTCTTCTTCATACAATAACGGATGGATACACGTACAATACTATATATAAAATGAGACACATAAGACAAATTAACACAGTTGGCCAAGAGTACTACGGAATAGTTATAGCTCAAGAGCCATTAGAGAACCATATTTCAATTACAAAATATCTAAATCTATTTGAGATATCAGATGATGAAATACCAGAAAAATATCAGTACTTAAATATGCCTGATTTTGAAGTACCCCAAGAGGTGCAACTATGGAGAATTAGGACTGTATTGAAACTATCACAATTAGAAACTCAGATAGAAACAGCTATGGAACAATTACCCGAACCTGCTAAGACAGGAGCGAAATACATTTGGCAGTTTGGAACGACAGTAGAGAGATCTAGTCAAACGGTGCTCATGCTACAACAGGTGTTAGGAATGACTAATGAGCAGTTAGACGAAATGTTTATACAGGCGGATGCAATTGTAATATAAGCGACTGCATATTTATTAGATGCTGGCTGGAGAGAGCGAAGTCGCTTTTAAATTGAATTATTAATTAAAACTAAAATAAAAATGAAGAATTGGAAAACAACTTTTGCGGGAGTTTTAGCTTCTGCAATCACAATTGCTACTTATATGGGTTGGATTACAACCGATATTGCAGGAGCAGTTACAACCATTGCAATATCGTTGGGATTGATGGTTGCAAGTGATGGAAAAAAAGAAGATTAAAAAAATTATTCCTATCATTAATTTGGTAGGAATATTTTTGTATTTTTGAACAAACAATGCAAAATGAGTGAAATCGAAAAACTACGTTTTGACGTAAATGACCTTAAAAAAGATATGGAAACA